AGCGGCGTGGTGGGCGGCGTCACCTGGGGCGGGGACAGCCGAAGGGTGGACCGGGCGCTGGAGGGCCTGGACCTCTTCCGCCTGGCCCGCGCCCTCACCGAGGATCTGCTGGTCCAGGGCATAGCCGCGGGCTACGTCTACGAGCACGAGCGCGAAGGCCCGCGCATCGGGCGCATCACCGGCTACCTCCAGCCCATCCTTGACCCCCAGGACGCTGATGTGATTACCGCCCTGTACCAGGTGCAGAGCTACCTGGAGCCCAGCCGGGGCATCCGCTACTGGGTGCGCTGGTGGGACCTGGAAGCCTCCACCGCCCAGGAGTGGCAGGGGTTGAGCACGCCCCTGGATCTCCGGCCCGGCCTGGAGCGGGTGCTGGAAGGTGTGACCCCCCGCATGCGCGTCTGGGCGCTGGACCCGGAGGGAGCCCCCCAATCCCTCATCCTGTGGGCCATGCCCATCATGCGGAGCATCATGGCTTCGGAGCTCATGCTGGCCCGTGCGGAGGAGCTCGCCGGGTACCCCATCCCCGTCTTCGGGCCGGACACCGATGTTCAGGCGGTAGGCCCCGGCCTGCCCATCCGCGGGCAGTTCGCCTGGGCCCAGCCCGGCAACCTGGAGGAGCTACGGCGCCAGCTCATGCTCAAGTTGGAGGCCCTCCGGGATGCCCTGGCCCTCCCCGGCGCCATCCTGGGAGCGCAACCGCCCTCGGGGGAGGCCCTGAGGGAGGCCAACCTGCGCTTCAGGCAGATGACGGGGCTCATGCGCTCCCTGGTGGAGGGCCTGCTCACCGAGCTCGTGGCCGACTACGCCCAGGCGGTGGGGGCCGACCCGGTCCCCGTGGCCGTGCTGCCTCCGAGGGACCTCGAGGCCTCGGACCGCATCCAGGTGGTGGCCGCTTTGTACCGGGACGGGCTCATCCCCCTCAGGGTGGCCGCGCGCGAGATACAGCCCTACCTGCCCACCTGGAGCGATAACGAGCTAGCGGCTTGGCTGGAGCGCCAGGAGAGCATCGTGACACCCTCGCAAGTGGCTAACCTCCTCGGAGGTGCAGGCGAGTGACGGCGGTAGCGGGCGGCCTGGCCGTGATAGCGGTCAGGCGGGTGCTGGACCGCGGGAGCGTGATTAGAGTGTCCCGGATCAGGCGCGTGAAGAGGCTGAAGGCATGACCCTGGACAAGCTCGGGCGGCTCCTGGACCGCCTCATCCGCAAGGCAGAGGGAAGCGCGATGCGCAAGGCCCTCCAGGACTACCTCGCCATGCTGGGGCGTGGGGAGTACGCCCGCCTGCGCGCCCTGCTCCTCGGGTGGAGCGCCAAAAGCCACCTGGACGCCCAGCTCGCGGCTTGGGCGGTCCACTCCTCCTGGCTGGACATCCCCAGCATTCCGCCCCAGGACGTCCTCAACCTGCTCTCGGAGAGGTCCCTCCGGTTCGGCCAGGACGTGGTGGCCCGCGTGAGCGCCCACTACGGGGCCGGAGCAGGTGGCCGCCTTGACCCCCGCCTTTACGTGCGCCTCATCGCGGATGTGGCTACCCGTCAGGGATGGTCCCAGGGAGCGCGTGAGGCCGGACGGCGGGGCGGTGCGCGCTGGAAGACCTGGGTGCGGGTGTACCCGGTCCGCCACCCCCGCGACTGGCACCAAGCCCTGGAGGGCAAAACCATTCCCGAAGATGCCCTTTTCGTCCTCCCCGGCGGCCCCAACATGGGCAAGCGCGTCTACGCCCCCCACGACTGGGACCGGGTGCAGGACCCGGCGGAGTGGGTGAACTGCGGGCACGCCGTCATTTACACATCCCATGCCACCTGGAAGGATTTGGGCCGGAGGTGAGCATGCCCCTCAAGCGCGGCAAAAGCCATAAGGTTATCCAGGAAAACATCCGGACGCTGATACATGAGGGCTACCCCGTGAAGCAGGCGGTAGCCATCGCCTACGCCAAGGCTGGGAAGAGCAGGAAGCGGCGCAAGTAGCCAGCGGGGCCGGGAGCCCCGAGGCAATGACCCCCGGTCCAGCCGGGGGATTTTCGTGGAGGGGAAGATGAACGAGGAACGGGTGCAGGAAGCCGCCCAGGAGGCGGTGGAGGCTGTCCAGCCTGAGGCTGAGGTCCAGGTGGCTGAAGCCAAGGGCGCGGACGAAGCGAAGGCCCGCCCCCCGCAGGATGTGATTGAGCGGGAGCTTCGCCGAGCGCGGGATGAAGCTGCTGCAAGGCGGAGGGAGCTCCGAGAAAAGGAGCAGCTTCTGCAGCAGAGGGAAGCGGAACTTATGGCTCTAAAGGAGCAGCTTGCTCTAGAGAGAGCCCGCGCTGAACTGGTGGCGGCCCTGGGGGACAAAACGGCGGCTGAGGCGGCGCTGAAGCTCGCTAAGGCCGACGGGCTCATCCAGATGGAAGGGGAACAGGTCCGGGTAGACCTCGAGGCCCTCTTCCAGCGCTACCCCATCCTGCGTAGGCCTAGCGCTCCCAGGGACCGGGGGGCGAACCCGCCCGCGGCTCCCCAGCTCACCCGCGAGGCCATTGCCTCCATGAGCCCGGAGGAGTACGCTCGGCGGCGAAAGGAAATCCTTGAAGCCCTGGCAAAGGGGCTCATTCGGTAGGAGGTAAACCATGGCGTTGCAGATTATCAGCAAGGCGACCGCGGATGCCTGGATCCCCGAGATCTGGGCTCAAGAGATTCTGACCCGGCTCAGGGCCAACATCGTCCTGGCCCGCATCGTGCGGCGGGACTACTCCAACCAGGTGGCCCAGCGTGGGGACACGGTCAACATCCCCGTGCCCGTCACCCTTTCCGCCTTTGACGTGGGCGACACGGGCACTCAGAACGTCACCCTGACCACGAAGCAGGTGGTCCTGAACAAGTTCAAACACGTCCCCATCCGGGTAGACGACCTGGCCCTGGCCCAAAGCGCCCCGAACCTGATGGAGGACCTGACCGCCGCCGCCGCTCAGGCCCTCGCCGAGGCCATCGAGAACGACCTATTCGCCCTTTACACCGCGGCCTCCGCCAACGTGGGCACGGCGGGCACCGATGTTTCCGCGGCCACCATCCGGGCGGCCAAGAAGGTCCTGGACGACGCCAAGGCTCCGCAAACCGACCGCTACCTCATCGTGAGCTCGAAGGACCACATCGCCCTCATGGGGGACTCCAGCCTGGCCGTCTTCTTCGCCCAGGCCAGCCCCGAGGCCATCCGTCAGGGCATTCTCCCCAACCTCTACGGCTTCTCCGTAGCCATGTCCCAGCTGGTCCCGGTAGTCACGGGCACCCCGAGCACCACCTACAACCTCGCCATGCACCGGGACGCCCTGGCCCTCGTGACCCGGCCCCTGCCCGCGCCCATGGACGGGACACCTTCCGTGGTCGTCACGGACGATGAGGCCGGGCTGTCCTTCCGCCTGACCCTCCGCTACGACGTCCTGACCAAGGCCCACACGATCAGCGTGGATGTCCTGTACGGGGTGGCCGCCATCAGGCCCGAGCTTCTGGTGCAGGTGAGGGCGTAATGCCCAGGCGCGTGCGCAACCCGTTTGGGGTGGTGTCCACCATCCCCGACGACTACCCTCCGGAGCTCCTCCGCCAGCTGGGCCTGGTGGAGGAGCCGGAAGAGGAAGCCGCCTCGGAGGGGCACCGGGAAGCTCCCCAGGAACCCGAACCCCAGCCCCAGCGCCGCCGCCGGAAGTAGCCCATGCGCACCTACTCCGCCCAGCTCCTCCTTCCCCACGACCCCACAAGCCCCACCTGGGCCCTGATGTGGGCCAGGAGGTTCGCCGGGGACGTTCTTGTGGGGGAAGCCTGGAAGCCCAACTCCCTCCTGGATGAGGAGTGGATGGGCTGGCTGGAGGCCACCGCCATCCGCACCGATAACGCCGTCTACTACCGCCCGCACGAGGCCGCGGCCAGGGCGCTGGAGTCCGACCCCGACCGCCTGCTTTCCCTCTCCCTCAGCGGCGTGGCCCAGCAGTACCGCTCCGCCCAGGAGGCGGCCAACGCCATCCGGCGAGGCGGGCGCTGGGTGGACGAGCTCATCCGCTCCCAGTCCGGCATCGCCCCCGAGGAGCTGGCCCCGAGATGGTGACCTCCGTTCGCCTTGCAGGGCCTCGAGGCCCCGTGGACGGGCTCCTGTCCGAGCCCCGGCCCGGCCTGGTGGACGCCATGATGGGCCTGGCCCCCACCATGCGTCTGCTCACCGCCTCTTCGGTGAGGCCCAACGACCTGCTGACGGCTCAGGACGGCTCCAGGTACCGGGTGGTCCGGGTCTGGCCCACCCCGGCGGGGCTGGTGGCCGAGCTTGCCAAGGAGGCGTAATGGCGAAGTCCGAGCTGGACCCCCTCTTCCGCATCCCCGAAAACCTGGTGGTGGCCGTGAACGGGGCGTTCCGCCGCCTCGTGGACGACGTGGTCCGGCGCGCCCAGGAGAACGTCAGCCTGGGCCGCCCCGGCCTCATCCCCAGGACCGGGAGGCTCCGGAAGAGCATCAAAAAGGGGCCGTACAAGCAGTGGAGCCCCGGGAGCTACGGCGAGCAGAGGGTCTACTCGGACCTCATCTACGCCCGCGTGCACGAGTACGGGGCCACCATCCGCCCCAAAACGAAGCCGTACCTGGTCTTCCGGCTCTGGAATTTTTCCGACACCACCGCCCCCACAGGGCCCTGGGTGCGGGCGAAGCAGGTGGTCATCCCGCCCCGGCCCTACCTCGGCCCGGCCGCCCAGGACGCCGCCGCCCACTGGCCGGAGTACGTGGCCGAAGTCGTAGACTACATCCGGAGGCAGCTGTGACCTGGCAGGACCTCATGGAGTACCTGGCCAATCGCATCGCCCAAGCCCTCCCCGGCTGGAGCGTCTACCCTCACCCTGTTTCGGACGGCGTCCTGCAAGGCCCGGTGGTGGAAATGGGGGTTGGGGCAGGGGTTATCGCCGACTGGAGGCTGGCGTCACCGGGGGTGCAGGCCGCCCTGCGCATCGCCCTCATGACGCCCACCAGGGACCACCCCACCAGCTACTACGCCCTCCTGGACGCGGTGGATGCGGTGGTGCGCGTTCTGCACGAGGAGCGGGGTACCCTGCTGGCCCAGGGCGTGGAGCTCGGCCCTCCGGTGACGGGGATGGGCCCCGTGGAAGCGCCCCAACCTGTGGCCTGGGCAGATTCCAGCGGCGCATGGCGCATGGAGGTGCAGGTGCAGCTGAGGAGGTCCATATGACCATCATCGTTCCCCAGCCCGTCTACGTGCCCGGCTACGGACGCGTGGAAGCGGGCGAGTACCAGGAGGAGCATCTGCCTGATGAGGTCATCAGGCGGCTCATAGAGGGCGGGCACGCCTCCCGCGCCGAAGACGCGGACGAGGCCAAGGCCCGCAAGCGCAAGTAGAAGGAGGTAGAAAATGCCCCTGAACTTCGGCTATGTGGGAGTAGGCAAGGAATCCACCCCAGGCACGGCGGTGGCCCCCACCATCTTCTTCGTGCCCCAGGAGCTCGCCGAGGTGCGGGCCAACGCCGAACTGGCCTTCGTCCCCAACTGGGGCGGCTACGGCGACCTCGGGGCCGTGCCCACCAAGCGCTCCGGCTCGGGCCGGACCAGCGTGGTCGTCACGCCCAGGGCCATCGGTGCCGCCCTGCATGCTCTGCTTGGTAACCCAACCACCACAGGGGCCAGCCCCAACTACCAGCACGTGTTTACTCCAAAAACCGTTTTCCCTTCGTACACCCTGGAGGCCCAGGACGGCGTGGCTATCCACCGCCTGACGGGCGCCCAGGCGAGCGCCATCACCTTCAGGCACGACGCCAACGGCTACCTGGTGGCCGATGTGGAGTGGGTGGGGATGGACCGCACCTCCACGGGCACGGCGGCCACGCCGTCTCTGGAACTCACCTACTTTACCGTGGGCCAGGTGGCGGCCTCCATCGGCGGCTCCTCGGTGGCGGCCAGGGTGGAGAGCGTGGAGCTCACGCTGAGCTTCCCCAAAACGCCCTTCGAGTCCCTGGACCAGGTTCCCGCCCGCGCCGTCTACCCCACTGGGGAAGGCGAGGTGACCGCCCGGCTCACGCTTCTCTTTGACTCCACGGGGGACGCCAACCGCCTCGCCGACTACACGGCGGCCACGTCGAGGGCGGTGTCCCTCTCCTGGACGAAGGACGCCAACACCTCCATCACCTTCGCCTTCGACGCCGTGCTGACGGAGGATCCATGGGTAGTGTCCAACCGGGACACGGGTATGGCTCGCATCCAGCTGGCTCTAAGGGCCGTGCTCGTGGGCAGCTCCCTGGTGACCGTGACCCTGAAGAACCAGCAGGCCAGCTACTGATATGCTTGGACAGACCGCAACGATTCCCATCACCGTAGGCGGCCAGCCGTACCAGGTGGTCATCCGCCCCATTCGTCAGGAGCACCTCGCCCGGCTGGGGGCCGAAGCCGCCCCCAGCCTTTTCGGCGAGGCTCAGGCCGGGAACCAGGACGCCGTCGCCGCCATCGCCTTCCTTCGGATCATCGTGACGGCGGGCGTGGTGCGCGTGGACGGCCCCGGAGGGCCTTACCGCCTCGGGCTGCAGGCCGACTACGAGCGCAAGGTGCTGGAGCCCGAAGACCTGGAGGAGCCCGGCCTGGGGCGGAAGCCCTACGCCAACTGCCAGATCATCTTCAAGGCTATTCTGGACCTCTCCGGCCTCGGGGACCTGTTTCGCCCCGCCGGAGCAGAGGGCGACGATACGGGAGCGGGTGGAGCGAATGGCCCCGCTCCTGCACCGGCTAGCGGCTGAGTACGGGACGGACCCCTACACCATCTGGACGGAGTGGGATTTGGGGCGGCTGGACTTCAACGCCTTCGTCCTGAAAGTGGCTCTGGAGTACGAGGCCAGGCTTTTAGAGAGAGAGCGGGGTAGGCGGCGGTGAACAATATTCTGGAATTCGTCCTCCGTCTGAGGGACGAGGCTTCGGCGGCCCTGCGCGCCTATATGCAGGCCGCCGAGCAGGCCCGTTCCTCCTCCCAGTCCCTCAAGGACAGCCTGGGGCAAATCC